AGTAGTGTACTACCACATACAACAAACTATTCAAAGAGCTAATATGGAGTTTATTTTCAAACTTATCATTGCCGTCAGTATGGCAAATGCCCACCCACTTACAAAATATCAAGTAGGCGAGCGCTGCTTTGCTGGAGGTTCTATGTTAAAAGATGTGAACCAAACTACTGGTATCGGTGAGATCTGCGTCAAGGATGACATATCAATGCTAAAAAGCATAGTTATACCAAGACGAGAAGGGGATGGACCCATGAATTGGATTAGGTTTTACAGAGTGTATTTGGTTAAAGACTGGCATGATTGCAATCCGATTGTGGACAAGAAAGGGAATTTCATGATTCTGGACGTAACTGAGGCAGGTTCTCTAGTGCCTAGAATGTACTTGTGCAGAGCGACATGTGACATAACCTTAGATAGGGATAATGCTGAAGTTATCTTTAGTTCTTCTAAAACAAACCACTACGAGGTGTCAGGCACAACTGTTGTTAATGGTTGGTTTAAGCAGACCATAAGTGTTTCGCTTGAGCACACTTGTGAACACTTAACAGCAACATGTGGCCAAAAAACACTAAAATTCCATGCATGCTTCAGACAGCACAGATCATGTGTCCGGTATTTTAAAAATAGTTACATACCTTTCAGAATGGTGGAATCAATGTGTCAGAATTTAGAACTGATTATAATGTTGTGCTTCACATTTGTAGCATTCTCATTTAGCATGCTGATTACAAGAACCTACATTGCATACCTAATGATCCCAATCTTTTATCCAGTAGCTTACATATATGGGAAAATATATAATAAATATTTCAAGCTATGCAAGAACTGTAATCTGGCAGTTCACCCTTTCAGTAATTGTGGCAATTTATGTATATGCGGTTCGCGATTTACATGCACTGAGCAAGTTAAAGTCCATAGGATCTGTGGTGCTTGCCCAGGCTATAAATCATTAAGCAAGGCCAGAGCTATGTGCAAATCAAAAACTTGGTCATTCATATCTGCAATATTAGCAGGTATCTTCTTATTTTCATTCATAACACCAATCAATGCTGATGAGAAACTGTATAAACTTGATGAACTGGCAGATGATTTTATTGAAATGTCTGATGAATTAAAAACATTTAAAGCTTCTAAGTTGTTGTATAAGATCACGTGCTCAGTTATACTAGGATTCATTTTAGGATTATTGGTCTCAGAACAGTATATATTCAACAAATTATTTAATCATCTCTACAGAAATTGTTCAATCTGCAGCATGATCCATTATAGACCTGGACTGAGATTCAATTCTGTTGTTACTAACAGATGTGGTACCTGCATATGTGGTTATACTGAGCAACAATCAACAGGAGAGGATTATGAAGTGTTCATAAAAGACATGCATAAGCAGAGGGAATCCTGCAAGTATGTCTCTATAAAGAATCACTTCAGAAACTTGAAAGTAGTTTTGATAATCATGGTACTTCTAGCCCAAGCAGTAACAGTCTCATCTGATGAAAAAAGCTGCCTTAAATACCCATTTATCATAAAAAAAGTCAATCTCACAGAATGCTTTGGCCATTATTTAAATATCACAGAGTGTGAGAGAGTTGGCAAGATGGGACTTTTCAATTCACTGAAGTCAGAAAATTTAGTGACTGATGTAGATAAATTAGATTTTGATATAATTGATTACAAATCAGACTCAGCCTTTGAGAAAATAGAAATGTCTCAAGATCTACATAAAATGATATTACTTGAATATATATACTTTAAAGAAAACTGCGAGAGATTAAACACAATGAAGGGAAACTCAGGACCATTCAATATGGCCTGGAGATCATACATCAAAACACATCATCTTGATGCCTGTGGCCAGTTTCCTCATAAAATAATATGCAGATGTATATCTTCACATCAATACTGCCACAATGCAGATGCAGATGCTCTGGATGAGCTTAAGACATATTACACTACACATCAATCAGCATATAATATGGATTTTGAAACAATTATTGAAACAATCACATTAGCATTCAGAGGCATAGGTAAGGTACTAATGGAAAATTTTATTGCTGAGAATTTAACATCAGAAATAGATATTTTATTAACAAACATGGAGCAGAGTCTGGTTGGGAATATGCAATTGAAGGGCATAATAAAATTTGCAAAAATGATGAGGAAAATAACTAGTACAAAGCCAAATAGATTTCAAAGGTCATCGGTCTTTGCCATTACAGCAGAGCCAGAAATAGAAGGCGACCAATTCACTGATTATAGTGTACATACAGAAGATATCAATGTCTGCAAAGAGCCACAGTCCTTAGCATGCTACACAAAGAGAAGAAGAACATCTCAAAACAATTTCCTATTATGTAAAATCGATGGCCAATGGAAAATATTTAGATGGCCTGAAAAGCCAACATTAATGACAAGCAATGGGATGTGCTATGGTGACAAACATTGCAATTTAAAGTTTCAGAAGTTAGATGCTGATACAGCAATAAAGCAAACATCTTGCTTCAAATCAAGCTTTGCAGAGAATCCATCTGGGATGGATGAACAATTGAAAAAATGCGTTGCAACAGCAATAGGTGATTGTTCTACAATCAGTGGATTCTCATGGCCAATAGTTCATTGCAAAAACGATAAATATTATCATACAGATAGTAAAGAGCATGCAAAAGATGGAAATATAAACAGCTATTGCTTATCTGAAAAGTGCAAAACAGACAAATTCCCGGTCCATAAATCTTGGTTTAAGTCATGCAATTGGGACTCTAGCACTAAAGAGAACATAGGGATCAAAGAATTTGTTCATTTGGACATTGAATCATATAAGAAGGCAATAGAGTCTGATATAAAAACTGATTTGATACTGCATCATTTTAGGCTGACAAAAAATCTACCCCATGTAATCCCAAAGTACAAAACTATGACAGTTCAAGGGACAGATTACCAAGATGGCATCCAAAATGCATATATCACAGGAACATTACCAGCAATTAGTGGTTTGGCAGCTGGATACCATCTGTATGCACCTGACGGAGAACAATTATTTGATATTGTGATTTTCTTAAAGAAAGCTGTCTATAAAGCTCGTTACTCGAAAATCTATTCCACAGGTCCAACCATATCAATTAATGTACAGCACAATGAAAAGTGTACAGGAACATGTCCTGCTGAGATACCTAAGCAAGAAGGGTGGCTAACATTCTCAAAAGAGCATACAAGTAACTGGGGTTGTGAGGAATTTGGGTGCCTAGCTATTGATAGTGGCTGTTTATATGGGTCTTGTCAGGATGTTATTAGACCAGAAATTGATGTCTATAAGAAACAAGGATCAGAGCAAAGTCTGATTGAAATCTGTATCAGCACACCACACGAAACGATGTGCAATGACCTCGATATATTGGAGCCACTGATAGGTGATAAGATTGAAGTGTCTTTTCAGACAACACAATCAGTCCATATGCCAATAATAATGGCAATGCGGAAAGGAGCCTTATACACAGGCCAAATAAACGACTTGGGCAACACAGCTGAAATGTGCGGTTCGGTCCAATTAATTAACGGATCGTTGATTGGCCAAGGAACACCAAAATTTGATTACATCTGCCATGCAGCTAAAAGGAAGGATGTGATTGTTAGAAGGTGTTACAATAATCATTATGCTACATGTAACCTCTTAGAAAAACATGACGATATTATTTATTCAGCTTCAGGCTCAGATATTCAAGCTTCATTAAGTGGTAATAATCTAGGCATGATGAATTTCAGAATATCTTTAGGTGATATCAACTATAAAGCATTCATCAGAGATACTAATATAGATGTAAAAGGAACATGTGCAGGCTGCATTGGATGTTCAGAAGAAATTGTATGTGAGATTACAGCAATTACCCAAGGTGAAATATTGTGTCCTATATCTAGCCAATGTGATACTTACATGAACAGTATATTAATAAAGCCTGAAGTTGAAAAGTATGCAATAAAGTTATCATGCAAAAAAGCATATGACTCAGTAGAGATCACAATATGTAAGAAGAATATTATGATGTCACTAACAGTCAAGCCTCACCAGCAAAAGATTGACCTATCAAAGCTTGATGAATCGAACTATATCAAAGAAGAAGATCTAAAATGTGGGACATGGTTATGCAAAGTCAAGGATGAGGGAATTGGTTTTATTTTTGATAATATCTTTAATAAAATTGGTAAAGTGTGGACAATAATTGTTTATTGTGTATTAGGAATTCTATTAGTAATGCTGCTGATTTACTTTGTTTATCCATGTTGCCGTAGGTTGAAAGGTGTCCTAGAAAGAAATGAACTAGAGTTCCTAGCAGAACAAAAGGCAAAATGAGCTAATAATATTTGAAAACTACTGATCCCTTAAATGATTTGTACAAAAATTAGAAAAATAAAAACCAATAAAAATAAAAGAACCGTAAGGTTCATAATAGCTGCTAATTCAGTAAATTTGATTGTTCATATGTGGTAGCACACTACT